TACGGAGGGTTTGATGAGCCGCGCTTGATCAATGAACGCAAACGTCCGCATATCGGTCGTACTCGTCACATTGTCTGTATCCGTCACAGCCGTTCCGATTTTGGTAGAATCGGCTGGCGGCGTCCCGGTGGTGTTGTGCTCGAAGGCTACGGAGGAGACTTGCTGGTTGCCATCGCGGAGCAGTTTCAGGAAGATGTGGCTGGTATTGGAGGCGGGGAACGTGATCGCCTGGGCGTCCACGTTGACGAAATAGCCGCCGATGTACGCCTTGCCGGTCGGGATTGTCATGGTCAGGTCTGGGTCTGAGGCGGGGATGGCGAAGCCGTTGATGACGCAGTTCTGCGAAAAGAGATTCGCCTTCCAGTTCGCGGCGAGATTCTTCTCATAGATGGACTCGCCCCACCCGGCGGCCTCGCTACCTCGCACATCATTGGCGCTCGGAAAGACGTGGGCAGTGACGGTTACATCGGCCATCTAGGCCCTCGTGAAGGTGTGCGTCCAGGCATGCGTCACCGTGATCGAAATCGTCTTGATGATGTCATCATGCGTGACCCTAGAGAACATCGTGCCCGCCGCGCTCGCATTGAATAAGCCTGCTTCCCTCAACGTATTCCCGTTCGCTGCCGTGGACGCTACGAAGCACCGCTGCGTCATCGCGGCGCTGGCTTTTACGCGCTGCGTCACGGTGTTGCGGTAGACTTCCGCCACTAAGGCCGTTTGCCCGTTGGCTGGCGCAGTGCTGGAGGTGCCGACTGCGAAATACGTGATGCTGGTGTTGGTAGCGTCCAGCAGGTCGCGGAGCTGGTTCAGCCCGGCATCCACGACGAGGTTTTCGGTCGCGATGGCACGGAGCAAGCGATTGGTCAGCGCGTCTCGCACCTCCGTCAGCACATTTTCCTTCACGATGACGCACCCAGTGGCCAACGCCTTCAACCAGGAATCCAATGCTCGGTGACAATGTGGGCACTCCATCTAGCCGACTCGCGCAAACCCGACCTTGTGACGCTCTGTCTGGCTCTGGCCGACTTCGCGCACCTGGCCATCCGCCGCACTTGTACTGGTCGGCGCCGCGAATGATTCCGCAATCGTCAGCGGCTCTGGGTAGAAGCGCACGAGGCTGATCACTTCGTTCGGCCTGCGCACGATCCGTCGCCCGGCATCCATCAGCGCCGCAAAGAAGGCCACCCAACTCTCCACAGCGTCACCCGCAACAGCCTCTACGTCCACGTGGTATTCCTCTAGGCCGATATGTCGGAGGCTCATGCTCATCACGAGGAAAGTTCCGGACAGGTTGTGGACCGTCCTCGAAACGCTCACGAGTTGCCCAGCCTTCCATCCGGCGAGCCGACTGGTGAAGGACACGTGCGTCTCAATCCGGCCAAACCGCTTGAGCAAGCCCTCAGCCTTATCACGGCCCAACTCGGCCTTAGTGATCTCGTCGTGGTCCTCGATCGCCTCATACAAACCGCTTCCGCCCTCGACGGCGATGCGGTCGGCGACCGCGATCGGGTCGCGCGCGGCGGTCAGGAACGGGAAGTATCCGACGTACTCGATGCGCCACGTATCGCTCGTCGTGAGCTTCACGCCAGCCGTGTCTTGAGAGATTTCATTCGAGTTCTCTTGCCAATACCAATCCTTGCCAGTATCGACCTGCCTGATTCCCACGGTCTTCGCGCTGCCGTTGACTTTCACGACGGGGATTTGCGCCACGGGAAGCGACGTCATAAAGACTGTCTTCACGCCATCGCCCTTTTCTTCTTCTGTCAACGTAGAGCTTTGTGTCAGCCCGCCGCGAATCCACTGCTGGTTGCGGTAGCGCTCACGCGTCCGCTCCACCTTGAACGACCCGGCGAGGTCCGTGTCACTCGCGTCCGTGCTCGACCCAGGCGCGGCCATCGTCGTCCGGTCGATAAAGTTCAGCACCTTCGAGGAGTCGATGATCCAGAAGTAGCCGGTCAACTCGGATAGTTCATCGAAACACCTGGAGGCCTCCATGTAGTTGAACGCGATGTGGTCAATCGTCGGCCCCGTGGGGAAAGAGCCATGCACCGTCACCCCGTCTGCCGCGAGGTGGTCCGTCACAATGTCCTGGACGATCTGCTTCATAGTCTGTAAGGTGTAGATTTCCGCGACGAGATGGCGGTCAGCCAACTGGTTGTAGTCCACGACCTGGACGCGGTACTCACGCTGCGATGCTACGTTCGGCGTGAGGTTGCGCTCAGTGAAGTTGTCGATGGTCCCCGCGAATCGCACGACGCCATCCAGCGTGAGCACCACAACCTGGCCGACGCTGGGACGCGCCGTGCCCGCCGCGTCACGCATCGTGAACTCCAGCGTGTCCCGCGCGTTCAGTTCATCACTTAGGCGCACTGTTTCCTTGAGCACAAGCGCCTTCCGCTCCGTGCCATTGATGGTCAGCGAGGTGAGAGTGCTCATGCGCGCGTGCCTAACCTAAGGCGCAACTCATGCACCATCTCTGGCGCGACCCATCGGGCGAGCTGACGACGGTCCACCTCGATGATAATGGTCCGCTGGCCTCCCATCCCGCGCGTGTCCTTCAATGGGATGACGGCCTCCGGACCGGCCTCGCCGATCAAGGCCAGTGTCGGTCTGGTCACGATCCCACCTTCTTGCATAGCAGGGATCGCAGCGCCGAGGGCCGCGACGCTGCCGACGAGCAGCGCGGCGAATCCAGCCACAATCGCCGGGACAGCTATGGCCAATCCTTGAACAAAGACGCCCGCCGCAAAAATGATCGCCCCAAGAATCTGACCGATGATCGGAATAACCTGGACAGCTGAGGCCGCGGCAAACAGCAGGTCGGCAATAGCGGTCAAGGCGAACTGGAGGACAAAACCGATCGCTTGCAAGACTGTAGCGATAGCACCGACGACAATCCCAAGGAGACCGACGACGGCATGGGCCAAGGAGATCATAATCGCTTTCATGGCCGCAGCCATTGTGAGGAACACGGCCTTCAGCCCAGCCGCTACCACGGCCCACGCGCTGGCCGTCGTAGTAGCGGCCGTTACGTTCGATGTGACAATGGCCGCATTGGCTGCTTCTGTCGCTGCTGCGCGTTGAAGTTCCTGGAGCACCCACTGCGCCACGAGCTGTACGCCAGTATTCAGCGCAGCCTGAACGAGCGCGATCTGCGTCGCCTCCCAGGCCGCCTTGAGGTTCCCGCCCTTGACGATCATCTGCGAGATGCTCGAAGTCCACGTGCTGACGATGGAACTGAGGGAGAAGCTGTTGCTGTTGACGAGGTCCTGCAACTGCGTCTCCCAGAATGTCGGGAACTGCCGTGCGATGCCCATCCGCTTGGCTGCGGCTTTCTCCTCAAGCGACGTGATGAACGCAATCGACTTCCCCTCTTCCGTGGCCCGCCGCGTGGCCTCGGCGAGCTGCACATCGACGAGGTCAATCGCCGCTTGCCGGGCTTGAGCCGATGATGCTTGGCCGATCTTGAATTGTTGCGCGGTCATCTCGGCATGCGCCTCAGCGCGGGCTTGCAGCGCCTCCACCGCGTCTTTATTCTCGCGCGCCGCGATCTGCTGGAGGACTCTGCCGAGCGCCTCCTCCGCTTTCTGCTCTGAAGTCAGGGCGGCGACCCGGACGGCCACTTCCCTCATCGTCGCGTCTGTCTTCCGCTTCTCCTTCTTCTCATGCTGCTGGACCTCTTCCTCCCCCATCAGCCCAAGATCGCGCAGCAGCTTCGCGCTGTTAGCCTGCATCGTGTCGAAGATCGCACCCTGCAAGCCCTCGATCTGTTTCGTGACATCCTTGAAGTGCTTGCCGATGACGGGGATCAGCTCCAGGAGACGGCTGATATTGATAGCGGCTTGCGTGATCGTGCCGGCGATCGCATCAAAGATGACCCGAATGACATTCCCGATGAATTGGAGACTCTTGCTGAAGAGGCCAATCAATGCCCCGACCTCCGAATGCCAATCGAGCGTCGCGCTGGACAGATTGACGAGGACGTTCGCAATGTCTTTCAGGGCGCTAGCCGTCGCCGTCGCCCACTGTTCCAATCCCTGTTTAATCAGGTCTTGGTTGGCTTTGAACCATGTTAGGACCTCTTCGGCAATCTCATTCACAACCGGGATCATCGTGCTACCGATGAGATTGACCAACCCGGTGCCGACGCCTTGCAGCCGGTTCAGGTTGTCGTTCAGTTGTTCCGCAGCGGCCGCGGTTTCCGTGGACCAGACCAGCCCCAGCTGTCGCGCGTCCTCCATCTGCAATCGGATCGCCGCCGATCCTTGAGCAAGTAGAGGCAATAATTCAACGCCCGACCGCCCGAAGAATTGCTGCGCGAGCGCCGCGCGTTGGGCGGCATCCTTCATGCCAGCCAACTTGTCAGCCACATCCAGCAACACTTGTCCAGTCGGTCGTAACGTCCCATCGGCGTTCTTCACGGTTACGCCAAGCTGCGCGAACGCCTTCGCAGAGTCGCCTGTCCCGCTCGCAGCCTGGCTCATATTGACAGCAAGCTGCCGGAGCCCGACGCCGAGTTGCTCCTGGCTGACGTTGCTGAGGTTGGCGGCGTGCGTGAGACCTGAGAGGAATTCCGTGGATTCGCCAGTCTTCTGACTCAGCTTGGCGTAGGCGTCGCCAGTTTGCACGGCGGACCCGACCAGCTTGCCAATTCCAAACGCGGTCGCGGCGGCCGCAGCCGTGATGGCGGTGAAGCCTGCGGCGACGCCCTTGAAGGTAAACGCCTGCGCGAACGAGGCCCCGAACCCGTCCACGTCCTTCTTGAACTTGGCCGTCCCCTTGGCGGCCTTGTCCATATCAGTCAGGAACTTCGCGATGGACGCGCTCAGCTCGACTCGAAGCGCGCCTACAGGATCGGCCACAAAGCACCCGCTTGATTTAGATTCTGAATCACACGACTGCCTTTTCTGAGATTTTCAGCCCGCCTTCTTCTGCTGTGCCACGACTGTCATGACCTCGTGCGCCACGAGAATCTTCTGATGCAACTCTTCCACGCTCGCTTCTTCCCGTCGCCCGCCGTCTATGCGGCCCATGAGCCGTGCCAGGCTCGGCAGGTGTTTCGTCCGTTGAAACGCCTCCGTGTGCCAGGCATGCCACAGGGCGCGCTTCCACTGTATCCGTTCCGCCTCCGTCTGCCCTTCCCAATAGTTCACCAACTCGCGCGGCGTGAGGACCCAGAACTGCGCCGGAGTCAAGCCTGATGTCGCCGCCTGGGCCATCAGCCCGTCGATGGTCCAGGCTTCCGAGGGCGCGCATCGGCCGCCCCGACCTTCAGCGCCGGGAGGCCCGCCGCAAAGGCCTCGTTGACCACCCGCAGCAACTCCTGGATGCCGATGTCATCGGCCACGCGCAAGGCCGCAGCATCAGATATGCCGGGATGGTGATAGGTCAGACCAGCACGGAACACGGCCGCGATGGCCCGCAAGGCCTGCTGGCCCAGGGCGCGCAAATGCTTCACGAGGTCATCCAACGTCTTGACCTGGAAGTGATCCATCAGCTCGGCCATCGCCACGAGCCCGAAGCGCACCGTATAGGTCTGCCCGTTGTGTTCGAACTTGGCCTCCGGCATGTTTCGCCGTGGCCCGTTGCTCTCGTTCATCGAAGACCCCCATTACTAGGTCAGCGTCGGTGCCCCGCTGATCTTGAAGCTGATCGAGGCGGTCATCCGGTCCTGGGTCGGGATGTCGCACTCGAAGCCGGTGCAGAACGCCTTGAAGCTCCACGTCTTGGTCACTGGCGCCGGAAGCACGATCTTGTAGTTCGACTCCGCCGTCTTCGCCAGCTCGGTCATAATCACGGCCATGTTGGCCGTGGTCAGCGCCATGTCGAACGTGACCTCGCCCGCGTCTTTCATGATCGGCAGGAATTCCAACCAGCCGCCGACCGCGTCCATCGTCGTCGCCTCCACGCTCCCGCGCGTGATCCCTGGCCCAGTGATGTTCGTGATCCGCCCGACGGCCGTGAAGACTTCCGGGGAGGCGGAGTTCCCAATCTGAAATTGCGCCCCTAACCCTACGCCTTGGTCCTGCGCCATGTGCCAACCCTCCTTGTCGGTGATGAATGGAGGGCTTCATGCCGCTGGCGAACTGCCCAAGTCTCGTGGCTCCTAGTCTCTCGCTCAGGTCTCCTCTTGATAGGTGATCAGATAGTCCGCTGAACGCCGGAACGCCGGTGGATCGGGCTCGTAGAGATCGCGCTCCCCCGCGAAGAAGACCGACTGGAGCACCCGCGCTGGCGAGCCGATGCTCCCCTTGAACCCGTCAATCGCCACGCGAACGGCATTGGCCACGGCCTCGGCCTGGAGGTAGGTGCTCGCCCAGCAGTCGAATTGCAGCCGCGCACGGTTGACGCCAGCCGGCCCGTCCATCGCCGTCTCCCGGAACCCGCTCACGACCTGGTAACTGATCGCCGGAAACATCGGGGCTTGCGGCAGCAACTGCGGGTAGATCCGCGTCCCGACGAGGGCCGTGATCCCTGCATCAGCCGTCAACAATATGCGGAAGTCTGCCGCCGCGCTCATCCGATCCAGCCTCCACCCTTCACGAAGCGCTTGCGCGCCTTCTCAATCGCGTCCGCAAGCTCATCCCGGAACAACCTGAGCGTGTGATCGCCCAAGCTATCCCAGGCCGGCCGCAGGAAGGGCTGCGCTCCCATCTTGATTGTTCCGAACTCCAGCAGATGCCCGTGGGCGCCTTGTGGCCATGTTGGACCGATAAAGACCTCTACAGTCCCAGGCCACTTCGCTCGACCTTTCCGTTGACCCTTTGTCAGCGTCGTCTGTAGATCAATGGACCCAGCCAGTTTTCCGAAAGCGCGCGGTGCCAGCGCGGTCGCTAAATTCACGACTGGTTCACCTGCCTTTTTCAGCGCTGAGCGCAATACTCCCTTGTGGAGTGCCTTCGGTAGTTCGCGCAGGGCTTCCATCAGTTCCTCGTAGCCGCGTAATTCCACCTCGCGCGCCATCGTCAGCCCTCACTCCTCGCCGTCGCATCCAGGTCCAGCGCCGCCCGCCTCCCGACCTCCCGAATATCGTGCAGATCGTACGCCCGCCCATCGTCCAGGAGCCGGTGCGTGTTCACGGCTAACCCGGCGCGGTAGCGGATGCGGTATGTCACCACGGCACGCCCCAGCACTTGCTGCGCCGTGAACCGCTCGCTGCCTTTCTGCGGGAGCTTCCGCGCCCAGATATTGTCCACCGTGCTCCAACTCTCCACAGCTTGCCCCGCTGCATCCTGGATGAGTGTCCGCTGCTGCAAGGTGACAAGCCGGTCCATCTGCCCGATCTGCACATGCCCCTCACGCGAACGTCACAACCTCATACGGCCCGAGCAAGGCATCCACTGCCATAGGGAGCGGCGCGACCGGTTGGCCGACGACGACTTCCTCGCGGTGCTCGTACCAGTGGCCGATCAGGAGATACATCGCCTGCCTTATCGGCATCGGAATATCCTCACCGTCATCGCCGTACCCGGCGACGAACTTCACCCGCACCGCCCCGTACTCAGCCCGCGTGCCTGGCCAGCTCTTATCGCTCCGCAGAACGATTTGCCCGAAGCGCGAGGTCGTATCAATGATGTAATCACCGGCCGCCATCGTGGAGTAGGGGAGGCTTGGCGGGGAGCCCGCCCAGACACCACCAGCATCCACATAGGTCACACTCACGATGGACTGAAGCGGCGGCAACGGCAGGATGATGCGCGGCCAGGACCACGGGAACTCGTCGAGTTCAAGCTGCCAAGTCTGCGTGATCAGCGCGCGCCCTAGGCGCCCATCGCGGCCGTCAAGGTGGTCGATCGCGGCGTGAATGAGCGCGTGAATATAACTGTCGTCGTCATCGACCGTGACCCGCAGGTGCTCCTTGACCTCCTCAAGCATCAGCGGCTCGTTGACCGGCGCGGTGATCAAGCTCAGGCGCATGGGAGATCCACCCTCCAGCGCGCCGACATGGCACGGCCATGTGGCTCGATGCGCCTGACCACGCCGCGGCACCACTCCCGTAGCAGCCGGTCCCACTCCTGGTAGGACCGGATGTTGATGTGCAGCCGATCGCCGACATGATTGCGCGACTCGCGGCAGTTGGCCGTCAGGAGCACGTGGTGCCTGGCCACCCGGCAGGCTTCCCGGCAGGCCGCTTCATCATCTCCTGGAACGAGGTGCTCCAGCACGTCCAATAGGCTCACAACGTCTATGCTGTGATCGGCGAACGGCAGGCAGTGAGCCTCGGCGTAGCGGATGCGCGGCTCGTCCAGGAGCGCCGGGACGACTTCGGTGCCGAACACTGGCCCGAAGCCGAGTCCGGGTGCCAGCGAGAGGAGTTCGCCGCGCCCGCAGCCCACGTCCAGATAGCTTCCGCGTATCGGGAGGGACCTCAGATCGAAGACGGCGTAGGCTTTCCGGTTCTCGCCCATGCCGTAGTTCGTCGCCTCGTAGGCCCTGGCGTACTTGACGAATTCGGCTTCACGCGCGGCCTGAGATACGCTGATCGCAGGAGCCTCAACCATGTGCGCCGACCTCCTGCGGCATTGCCGTCTGCACATGCTCCCAGGC